CTCAACTCGTTCAGCTTCTGCTTCAGCTTTTGCTTCAGCTTTGGCTTTGGCTTCAGCTTCACGCTTGGCAATCTCTTTAGGAGAAAGAACAGGAGCTTCCCAACGATAAGGTTTCTCAGCTTCGCCCCACTTCTCAAGATCAAACTTATTGCCTACCTGAAGTTCACGGTCACCAACAAACTCTTTAGCTTTAGCGACAGCCTTGTCGAAATCTCTACTAAGGTTTTTGACATATCTATCTTCCTCATTGATGCCATAATTAGTAGGAATTAAGTAATGCTCACGAAGTGTGTACATACCGTTTCCAAATCCACTTGAAATGTAATACATTACTTACCTCCCAATATTTTTTTAGTATATCTTGGTGATTCACTTTGATCGCCTTTTACAGCTTCAGGGTGTTCTTTAAACCACAGCTCGTTTAAGCCAACAGTCCAATTCTCAGTCAGCTCTTTCTGAATATCTCCCTTGATCAGCTTCTTTGCTAAGTTGTATGCCTTGTACCAAGAAGTAGTCTTATCAGTATATTCATACATCCAATGCTCATAGAAGTGTTCAAAGTCAAGGCGCTCATCAAAGATTTCAATTTCCAAATCAGCTCCATAGTAACCTTCCTTCTCATAGAAACTCAACCAAGAATACTGAGCCATTAATTCCATAGTTCTTTCTTCCCAATCTCTAATAACTCTTGGTTTTCTTGGTGGCTTAACAATAAAGGCTTCAGGTTTAAGAAGGTCTTTTTGCTCGAACTTGCCCATGATCTCAGCTATTTGATCTCGATCTAATGGATCACTATTAAACTGATTATGGTTATATCCATAGTTGTGCATTAGTTCATGTGCAAAGAGTTGTGCTACTTGATACAAGGAACAATCTTTTGACATTGATAAAAACATTCCCCAAGGTTTGTATCTTGGAAATCTAAGGAAAGCTCGACCACTAAATTTTGAAGTTGTCTTGTCCTGTATGTGAATGTTGAGATCATCCCACCATGGCATTCTACCTTCGTGCTTGGCAAGTTGATTGTGAATGAAACAAAACAAGCTCTTTAGCTTCTTAGTCTCATATAAAGATGTGTTTTTAGTTATTTTCATATACTTCTCCAAGTAAGTGGGGAGCAAAGCTCCCCTGTTAAAATTATCTGCAAAGGATGTTGTAAGATTCTTGTGATTCAAATCTATCGAAAACAGGAATCACATCAGGACATGGATACCCAAGCATTTCAGTAATGTGATCAGCGATGTAGTTATCTACTTCAGCATACACACCGTTGTGCATAGCACCGATCAAGCCTTCAGGTTTGCGTAGTGGTTTTAAAATTGCTCTGTATCCACCTTTAACCTGTTGCTTTTCAATAATAAATTCAGGAGCTGACTCATCAGCTTCTTGTACGAAATAGCCACTAGGAATCTCTACACCAATAATAGTGATCTCATCTTTACCTTTTAAAAGGTCTTTGCTACCGTACTTGCTAGTTAATAATTTTGCTCTGTTAAATGACATTTTCATCTCCAAGTTGTTAGTTTAAAAGTGCCGATTTGTTATCCTCGACACAGATAAGTATATACTAATATTGGTATATAGGTAGATTATTTTACATTTATTTTATTTCCTTTAGGAATAGGGGTTGTAGAGGTATTTTTTTATCCCTGACTATAGATAGGGATTATTTTTTTGCAAATTTTTATAAAATGATCAGAAAACCTGTGTATTATTACTGGTCTTGGTTTAGCGTTTTTTGAGTAGATCAGAAAGCGAAAACCCCTAGAGTGAATGAAGCTCTAAGGGTTGTCTAAAACTGGTGTTTGCCCCACCGTTCTGTGAAAGATTATACCATCTTAGGACTTCTTGGCAAATATCAGGATGCGAATCGTGATATGTCTGACATTTTATGTTTCACTCACACGACAAAAAAGAGATTCAGTTATGCATCCCAAGAAGCTGTTGATTGATGTTAGATTAAGAAGGTTTATACTGGTAACCACCTTGAACCGATAAAGAAAATCTAGCGTAGAGTTGCAGAAGGCTGAGTACGGATCATACCGTAGCAATGAACTCTAACTTGTATAGCTATGATGGTTACAAGCATTGGATGATACTGCGATGAGCTGTAAACCGATGATAATCTCTAACTGCTTTAATTAGTGGTTAGGGATTGATTTGCTTGAACTTCCCCAACTCCAAACTGTTCCCGATAAGTTAAAAAGCAAAAGCTCTTGATCTTAAAAAGGGATTTATCCCTCTGCTCTACTGAAGTCACTCGCTGAAAGCGAAATATAAGAGTAAACCAACTTACCACTTTGTACTAATATTGATATAATTATATTATTCTATTACTTTTTTTTATTATGTCTAAGATAATTTATTACGAATCAATTCCTAGAGAGCTTGAAAGACTTGAGATCACACAAAAAGAAGCAGCCAAAATGTTAGGTTTATCACTTAGTGGTTTTACATCAAGAATAGCATCAAACAAACCTATAACTCATTGGATGATCTATGGGTTGTCCAATTATTTAGAGCCAACTAAACCTAGAAAACGTATTAAGAATGCCAAAAAAAATTGATCACTCCGAAAGAAAAAAACTAATCCAATCAATCAGAGATATTATTGGAACGATTGAAGCCATAGAAGATCATGCTATAAAAGAAAACTTATGCCACCAAATTATAGGTTTATGTGATCAGATGAAATTTACTTTAATTATGGATATGCAAAAAGCTGATGAACTATGAAGAAGATGTAATTCAGAAAGCTATCTGTAAGTACCTTGATATGCGTAAGGTTTGCTATTGGGCAGTACCTAATGGTGGTTCTAGGTCTGCAATTGAGGGCGCTAAACTTAAAGCTACAGGAACTAAAAGTGGTGTGCCTGATATAACAGTTGTCTATGATGGAATGTATTGGGGATTAGAAATCAAACGACCAGCGAATGATAAACATCCTAAAGGGTATTTAACTCAATCACAAAAAGATATGCATGAAAAAATCAGAAATGCAGGTGGATCAGTTAAGACAGTTTATAGTGTAGCTGATGTTATTCTTTGGCTTAATACAGATGTTATGTATGAAGTTAAGTTTGATGTAGAAAAGTGAAAGAGAGTGCCATAACTCGTAGTGCTAAAGGAATGGCTTGTACGCTAAAACTAGATGATTGCTTGAATGATAATGGTGCTACAACTGTTTTTGCTCACAAGAATGGTGGTGGCATGGGTGAAAAAGTTAAGGATGATCATGGTAGAGATGTAGGAGCTTATCTGTGTCGCTATTGTCATGATGTCGTAGATGGTCGCATTCAACATCCCTACTGGAAACCATATTTTCTTCAAGAAATGTTTGATCACGCAATTATGAGAACAGATAGAATATTAAGGAAGAAGGGATTGAAATGAGTGAAACCTTATCAAGAGTTCTTAGAAGGGATAAACCTAAAGCTGAGATCATAGAGGATATGACTCGAACTTTTTTTATGAATGTTAGTGGAGATGAAGCGATCATAAGTATTAAGCCTAACAAAATGACTAGGACAGGACAGCAGAACAATCTTTATTGGCATATCATTGAGCAAGTGAGGGTAGAGACAGCGAACACAAAAGATGCTATCCATGACCATTGTCGTAAAGAATTTCTTGAGGTCAGAGTTGAGGAAGTTGCAAAGAAGCCAGTAGTGGTGCTAAAATCTACTACAAGTTTGAATACTAAAGAGATGGGTATTTATTTAGATGAAGTCATTACATGGGTAGAGAATGATTTGGGGATTAAACTTAATTTGCCTGATGGATGGAGGGAGTTAATAAGCTAATGGCTAGACCAACAATATATTCTAAGAAACTTGAGGATCGGATGTTAGAGGAAATAGCATCAGGGCGCAGCGTAATTAGTTTATGTAGAGAGGAAGATTGGACTCCAAATGCTGACACCTGGTATCGTTGGATGTATAAGATCGATGGGTTATCCGATAGATACACACGCGCGAAGAGTATTTCAAGTGAGTTCCATGCAGATCAAATACTATCTATTGCAGATGAGGCTGATAATAATACATTCCAGTTAGCACGATTAAAGATAGATGCCAGGAAGTGGGTGGCAAGTAAGTTGGTGCCGCAGAAGTATGGAGAAAAGACAAGCATAGATCATACCAGTTCGGATGAGAGTATGAAACCAACGGTTATTGAATTGGTAGCCAAACAATGAGTAATACAGTAAAGATAGTAATAGCAGTCGGACTCCTAGCGTTCATTATTGTTTTGTTCATTGGTGTTGATGCCTTGATGTGTGAACCACCATGTATCTAAATGACAGAGTTAGAACGCAGTATGATGAGATGGAGATGGACAGCACTCAGTCTCTATCTACT